AGCCATCAAAGACATATCATGATTGTGCTTAGGCATTTCTGATTTGGTTAACTGATGTTTATATTCTCCACCGATTGAATTTGACGTAAAAGACATACCTATGCGATACGCTTCCACATATAAACCACTAAATAAGGTTGCATAATATTATGGGGAGTGCTGCCTCCAACAGCGCCTGTCTTAGCTGGCGAATCTATAGTTTTATCAAATTTAGCTAATGAATATAGATTTACACTATTTCCTTGACCTGTTCCGTATCCCCAGCCTATTGCTACATCACCATTATGGTCAGCGTATAAGGCATTATGATAGTGGCTAGGCATTTCTCCCTCCGTAAGTTGATGCAAATACTCTCCGCCTGTTGAATTAGGTGTAAATGACATACATATAATCATGAGTCAAAGTATGTCATTTACAACCGGATGGATTGGCGGAAGCTACGAGCATAAATTAACTAAAGAAGAACTTCCACCTCATTATCACACATTGCTTGATATTCCTTCTGAATCTGGAAGTGCTATTAGTGGAAATAGCAATGACGAACTTTCATACGCAAGAATTACAGAACGAGCGGATTCAACTAAGAAATATTGGATAAGCAAAACAACGGAAGAAGGTAGCGGACATGCTCACAATAATATGCAACCTTGGATTGCAGTGCTGTTTTGGAGAAGAGTCAGCTAATTCTCTTCCAAAAGGCGACTGTGATAAATGGTTGTAGATTGTTATGAGGCTTATCTCCTCCGTTTGTATGGATTGACCATCCATATTGCGTCCCGCTATTCCTATTCATTTCACTTATAGTTTTAACCCCTATTTTATCTGAAGACGCTTGCCCCATTTCCGTCGGCACTATTCCGTTATTTGCCCACTTAACATGTGTGCTTGGAACAGGGACGGCGATGTCACCAATATAATAATTTGGAATTTCGTTTTGATTAAGTTTATGAGTGTATTCTCCACCGATTGATTGGGAAGTAAATGACATACATACACATTATTTTGTGCGCATCCAAAAATATACTGTTGTATATGGCTGAATGTTATTATGCGGATTGTTTCCTCCTTCTCCATATACAGGGTTATCGTATTTTTTGTAATTTTTTGACCATTTAGAGCTAAGTGCATTGCTATAGAATTCTTGTGATCCGCTGTCGTCAAATAAAGCAATCCCATGAGTATGTTTCGGTATTTCAGAAATAACTAATATATGCTTATACTCGCCTCCGACTGAATTGGCTGTAAATGACATACTTGTACTACCATCATTTCCAGTACCTTCGCCAATCAAAGTACGACCTTGTCCGAACTGCTCCCAAGTACCTCCGATAAAGTTTCCGGGGTTGTTTTTATCAGCTGTGATATAAACTGAACCTACTGGATACATTGCATCTAGAATCTCACGAACCTTCTTTTCAGTCGTGTAATTACTTAATTTGTTTTCCATGTATTGGTCAACTAACTGTTGCCAGTTGTGTTCGCCAGGATCAACCATACTAACTGCATTTGGAGCTTCTTTAACTTCAAGTGTAACTTGGTTTGTAACTAACTCGGTTGTTCCTTTAATTAAATGCACTGCCAATTCCAATGATCCAACGTTGGCCATTGCTTTACTGTGAATTGTATATACATTATTGCCGCACGGAAGAATCTCTTTGTAAACTTTTCCGTTGGCAGAATACTTCATATGAATCTGTTCTGTGTAATCTGCATATTCATCGCTTGAATCGTGCGCAAGTGTTACTGGAACATTGGCAGAACCTTGCGATTCATCCAATCCTTTTGTAACAGATAATTTTAAACCATTTCTAAATAATTCCATTGCATATCTCCTATCTAAACGTAGTTTGTTCCAACTACGATTCCATTTACTAATGTAAGCTGTAATTTCTTTTTAATAACTTCTGAACCGCCACCGACATAACATTTTGGTCTGAAATAACCTAATGGCGCAGTTCCGATTGATAATAAATTAAATGGTCCTCCATACGTACCACCACTACTACCTTGGTTTTGCCCGAAATATTTACCATTGTAATACATGGCTACGTGGCCGTAACCACCACCCATGTTTGAACCCCACACGGCAATATCACCATTTTGAGGAGAGCCCACAACATTACATGAATTTAACATCCCATTTGATGCTCTTTGCGTCCAAATATCCTTAGCACCACCACTAGCGGTACAATGCGCATATGGATATCCTAACCATTTCATGTAGAATGCATACCCATCCCAACATTGAGCACCATAAGCACCGTCTACATCATGACTTGTGCCATTGTATGTATTAACGAATACAGAAAAGGGTTGAGCCATATTACTCAACCCCTGTCACGATTCCTGATCTAGTAGTTACCGACTTTGTAACAGTATATGTACCTGTTAATCCGGTTTTACCGTTAATCTTTATCGTGCTCGATGTTTTACTTAACGAAATCTCATTATTATCAGTGATAATATCAACTCCGTCTTTTGAAACTTTAACTTTATTACTGCCGTTCGACATACTGACTGAACCGTCACTGTCCACGGATACACTCGCATCCCCACAAATTAATTTAATACTGTGAGCTACGTAGCTACCATTAGACTTTACAGAACGGAATGCAACTTTTTCAGGCAGTGTGTTTCCATTAGAATCAATAGCTTTGATATCTGCCCAAACAGAACCTTGAGCGACTCCTTCGGCACGTGGCTGCATGTTTATTTCGGCACCAACGTTTATATCCTTGACAGTATTTAGAACTCCTTTAAATGTGCCGTCGTTCATTATCAGTTCACCGGTGTCCATATTTAAATGGAATTTACCGTTCTTATCCGATAAAACACCTGTCAAAATATAGTCTGCAATAATTGAATTGTAATTGATTGCAGTACCCCATTGCCAATTTCCTTTTTCATCAACAGTATGTGCTATCTGAATTCCTTGAGTTCCTAGGGATAAAGCACCATACATATCCGCAATAGGATCAGTGTCTTCGAACAGAATCGCACGAACGTCTGACTTTGTCGCATTGTCTTTTTGAGCTTTCATCTGTGTGTTCATCATATTGACGATTCCTTTTATCATCTCCGCATGAACAGACGAATCTTTAATATCAATAGCTTTTTCAACACTTCTTTGAATATCAGCCTGCTTATCAAAGAAAGACGGAACTACATCTCCAATCGTCAACGAATCCATTCTCTGACTGATACAATCATATTTAATAGACTTAACACGAGCTGTTGTATCAATATCCAAACGTCTATTTCTGACTTTGACTGTATCACCTAAGTTTAATTTCAATAAGGATTTAAACTCTGCATACTTATCCGATCTGGATAAATCAAAAACAGATACATTGTATTCAATTGAAGGCCTATCAATCTGATTTTCTTCAAATTCTTTTTTAGCAGCTTTTCGTAATTCATCACGCAATGAATCGATTGAATCACACACAACATCACCATCTTGAGGTTCGCCACTTACATCACTAGCTAACTTGATGTAGTCATATGTGATTTCTGAAATAAAGTCTTTAGGGTATTTGTTACGTAACGGACTATCTACAAACTCTCCTTCTGGGAGTTGGTATCCATTGTATGCAACTGGTCTGATACGCGTTACTGTGCTACTGAAGTCAATCTTTTCTTCGATTTCATTCATATTGAATCCGAATTCTACACGCATTCCATTATCGGCGCCGATGCGGTCGTGAATATAAATGTCATAGTTGTCATATCTGACTTCGCCACCCCATCTGCTTAAGAATGAATTGTCATCGTCTGAACCAATGCACTCAAGTACATTCTTTCTTATCCAATACGCAGTAGATTTCACTCCAATATTGGAATGGCCATTATACTTTGTGCCATTCAACAATGTACTTAATGCCGTTTGGCCATCACAGTTGGTAGGACGTTTATCATAAATAAAAGTGTCATTCTTTGCATCCAAGAATATTGGATATGCATTGACTGACACTTCAAATTTGTTTTTATCTTTTGAATAAATGCGGAATAACTGTGCTCCGTAAGGAGTTCTTACTCTTACAACTCCATTATCTTCTATATCTTTCCAATGATCATCGGAATAAGGAACTGTCATAGACAATTCCCATGTTCCGTTAATCGTAGCTTCAAATGGACATTCAGATGGATGCACTTCAATTCCGTTAACTGTGAAATCCGTTTGAGATGCATGATAGATTTGAATCATTTATACACACCTCCAATTCGGCTGCACAAGGCAGGGACAAGTGCTCTTGACTTCACATTTTCCGTTTTCAAACCATAAGTCTTCAAAATCACCAACTGTATTAACGAGTGAATTATCACTATATGCTATTTTCAATTCAGTATCGACAATAGTCTTACCTTTGCAGTCAACTTTGAATTCTCTTCCGTTTACTGTCAAAGTCTGCATGTCCGTACTGTTTAAAATGAATGTAGGACAACATTCATAATATTGATTCTCTTTAATATATTTGTGATTAATTCTAGTCAGGCCTTCATTTAAATACTCAAATGGTTCTGCTTCTAATGTGATTGTAAATACACCAGCACGTAATGCCTTACGTTCAGATGAGCTTAAAGAAATCTTTGCGATTTTTCTATAAAAGCCTTCATCATCTGAAAAGCGAATAACTTTATGTTTTTCTCCTAGAATCCAATTCTTAACTTCTCGCCATTTTTCCGCCCATTTGTTTGGATCACGACTAATAAAAGAACATTCTAGTTTAATTTCTATATTTCTAAATGTTCCTAAATCTTCATAATATTTACCGTTCACTCCAGTAATATCTCCTGGAGTGTAGTAATCTTTTTCAGGCGCAGGAATATTCGGTCTTTCTGCTATAGCAATTTCATGCACGTAACTAGGAACATCATCTAATGTGAAGTGAAATAATTTTTTTAATTTCATACTATGCCCCCTTAAAAGCCAATCTTGAATTGGCCGAACGTGTAATACTTTGCGATACTGCCCTACTGACTTGTCTTCCATCAAGTTCAGAAACGACATTCAAATGAATCACTGTAGAACTGTTGGCACTCAATGTTTGAGCAACACTTGCTTTAGAATATGCATTCACATTCATTTTTGATGCCAAACTCTTCATTTCATCTTCGACCTTATACGTATTGTCATGAATACCTTTTGACAGTCCATCCATCATATCTGGCATCCATGTTTCATAATCTCGTAATGGTCCTTCATCCGGCCTACTAAAGTGCAATAATCTACGAATCTTCTTTGGAATGCTTGTGATTGCAGAGAACAGACTTTTGATTCTGCCTAAGACACCTCGCTTGAAGCCTTCAATAAAATCACTACCCCATTTTTTGGCTTCTTTAATCATTGAACTGAATTTGTTTTTGATTCCATCAATTGCGTTAGTCCATATATTCTTGATTTTGTTCCATCCGTTTTTGAAACCATCACGAATATTGTTGATTAGATTTGTAACGCCATTTCTGAACCATTCGCATTTAGTCCACAACAACGCAATTACTGCAATGATTCCGACAACTATAGCTATAACTGGATTAGCTAGAATAAGTCCCCACAGTACACTTAATCCTGAACCGATTGCGCTAAATACAGGAGCTAAGAACTCGCCTAAGAATCCTACAATTTCAATAATCTGACTTACTCCAGTACATATTTGACCAATGAATATGAGCACCGGACCTAAAGCTGCTACTACTAAACCTACAATAACGATAAACTGTTGAACATTTGGGTCCAATGTACTAAACCATTGACTGAACTTTTGCAAGTTTTCGGCAAGGGCTTGAATCATCGGAGCTAATGTAGCTTGGATTTGGTCAAATAAATCGGCTCCAACTTGTTTTAAATTGTTCATTGCAACTTTAGCCTGGTCCATTGGATCAAGCATCGCTTCATATGATGCGTCCAATTGACCATTGCTGTCTTGCAATACTTTTAATAAATCCTGGTAATTTAACTTACCTTCCTGAATATATTGATATAAAGAAGCTCCGGCTTTTGTTCCAAATACATCCATAGCATCTGAAGCACTGACTGTTCCATCCTGGATGCCTTGGAATAGATTACCTAGTTCAACATTGGCATCTTTTCCTGCATTGGTATAATTTGCCATTGCTTTTTTCATACCTGTAAGAACTACAGATGAATTGACACCGTTTTTCTCCATGGTTGCTAATAATGCAATAGTTTCTTGCGTATTGAATCCTAAAGCACGCATTTGCACGCCGTTCTGTGATAATGCTTCTGCCAATGTATCAACTGTTAATCCACTTTCTTGACTAGCTGATGTAAGTTCGTCTAACACACTGTTTAACTCTGAAGTAGGAATATTGGCATCGTTCATAGCTTTAGCTACAGTTTCTATAGATGTAGAAACATCACTGCTATTCACTTCAGAGTACTTCATAAACTGACGTGTAGCGTTTTCCAATGCATCACCTTGTAAACCTAAACGTGTATTGATATCTGCTACGGCTTGTCCTGTAGCTTTGATATCAACGGGCATTGATGTATATACATCCTTTGCAGTCTGTTGAAGACTTTCCAATTCTTTTCCGGTTGCTCCAGTACCGGCTGCAACTGAATCTAATGCATCATCTACTTCTGACCATGCTTTATACGATGCAACGCCTGCACCAACTGCAACTGCAGATGCTTTGCTTACTTCTTTACCAACAGAAGTGAATTTGTCACCTACTTGCTTTGCTTTTTCACCGAAAGCCTGCATATTCGCACTTACGTTTGACGTTTCAGAATTCAAACGTTTTAATGCACTTTCGGCTTTTTGAATCTCTTGCTCTAACGCTATATATTGCTTAGAATCTACATTCCCACCTTCAGTAACGAATTGCTTCTGTGTTTCTTTCAGTAACTTTAATTTGTCTTCCGTAGCAGTAATCTGCTCCTTCAACAATCTTTGTTTTTGAGCTAAAAGCTCAGTATTGGAAGGATCAAACTTTAACATCTGGTTCACAGATTTTAATTTTGATTGTAAATCACTGATATCTTTATCAGGCTTTTTTAACGCTTTGGATAGCTCTGTGGTATCTCCGCCAATCTGTAGCGTTATACCTTTTAAATTTTTGCTTGCCATTTTTCTGTCTCCTTCCTATAAAAAATAAAAGGAAGGCATCAACCCCAAAAGTTATCGATGTCTTCCTGTGTAGCGTCTCTTGAATCTACCGCTTTTTCATCGCTTACGGTATTTAGATATGTAATTACAATATCTAATACTTCACCTATATCCATATGATCAATATCATGGATGGTTAGGCCTACTTTAAGTGCTGCAATTACTAATTCGTAGAATGTTGCACTTTCTTCACTGGATTCTTTTTTTTTCCTTTCACAATCCCTGACGAGCTATCAAATAACAAGTCAGTAATTTGTGGCATAGCTTTCATAATAGAAAAAGGTGTTTCAAATCCATCTAACCAATCCTCGAAATCTTTAATCTTTGGATTGGCCGTCTTTGCCAACACCCAGGCAAGTTCATTGATAACTTCTCCATCAACTTGCTCACCATTCTTCAATTTATCTAAACTATAAATGGTACTTAAAAGGTCCTTTTTGAATTCGCGAGCATAGATGCGACCTGTCATTCCACTTGATCTCATTGGAATTTTCTTATTTTCGATTGTAACTACTTTAAACATATTTGCTCTCCTTGCTTATTTTCAAACTAGGCAGCTACTGTGAAGGTTGGTGCTGTTGGCGCTTTTGTTAGAAGCGTGTCGTAGTTGCTATCACCTTTATGAACTGCCGATTTAATGATTCCTGAACCATCTAACAATGGTAATGAATCGATAGATAATTTGCTTGTGTAGATTGTTCTCTTATCTTCTGTTGTTTTCAAATCATATCCAGGCTTGCTAGTGACTTCGTTCAAGAATACAACGTGATATGTTGGGTTCTTGTCTGATTCGATTCTAAAGATCATACCAAATGGTTTTGGTTCATCAGAATCTGATTCAACAAGGTTTCCTTCAGTGGATTTTCGCATACCCATATATTTTGTGTAGAAGTCATCCTGGAACAGATACATTTCAAGTTCTGATGAATATCCTTTGTCGTCACGAGAAATGTAATATACATGGTTGTCTGCATAGATTTTTTCTACGTTTACGTTTGGATCCATCTTTAAAGATGCAGTACCTTCTAGTCTTTCAGGCGTGCCGAACGTATATGTTCCATCTGCATATTCAACAGAAAAAACGTGCAAATCCTGTAGACCGTATCTAATTTTTTCTTTAGCCGTCATCATTTTCCTCCTATTTTTCTTTCTACCCTTTCAGGTAGTTCATCATTGATAAATTTATCGGCCTTGCCAAAATGCTCCTGTGGCTTTGTACGACCACCATTGCGAGTGGCATGACCATGCTCCAATAAATGCGTAAGCCTGTAATGTGGAGCTTCCGCATAAAGTACATTTGTTTTATTAGTGAGTGTCTCGCTCACTTTTTTCTTTTTTAAAGCTTTTTTATATTCGCCCGCACGCTTGCCTTTACCGACTGGTGCTGCGTCTTTCAATATGCCTAATGCTTCATCTGTAACATCATCGACAATGTCTTTCACATCTTCGTAAACGTCGTCTGCATATTCTTTTAAAATGTCATTCACGGCATTTGAAAATTCATTGATTGCTACTTTCATGCTAATGAATACCTCGTGTCTAACATCTTTTCTTCATCAATCCATACCTGGTACTCTTTTTCCCAGGCATAGCCTAGTCTGTCGAATGTCTTTTCTAGCTTTGAACATGATTGCCTTAAGTCTTCACAACAATAGAATTCAAGCGAAAACACTTCCACGCTTTCATATACATGGTTGTCTGCAAATTCGTTTTCTGTCGTGACTCCAGGAATAATCAAAAAAGGAGGTTCAACATCATGTGTGAAATGCGTATATGCGATTAGGTAGCCTTCTTTTTCTAAATCAGACATTACCTGTTCTACGGTCAACATATTTGATTGCTCCTTTCACTAGTGTTAATTGATACGATTTTGGTGCAGTGTCCATACGTTCAGATAATTGCTTGATTTCAAAAATCTGTTTTTCTCCACTGCTAAAATCTGTCAATTCAACAACATCATTCTGTTTTATTGAATGAATAAAAGGGATTGAAATCACTGTTTGGATTTCAACCCCTGCTGCATAAGCTTTCCAAAATCTAGAAAAACTTTTAGCGTCTTGATGATAATGAATGTTTTCCATACGATTCGAGCGAATAACTCTGTCCTCGACCTCAAGGACATTAATCGCTCCATTATTAAATGTGAGTGTTTGATTCTGCTTTTTTACTAGCATATCTGTTCACCCTCGCTCTCGTATGTAATGCATTGATTTCGCTCTGATAGTTCTTATAGAAGTCATCTAGCATATTTTCAAGCGCATACTGACAACGGGTGAACATTAATGCTTTCTGAGTGCTTGGTACAGAATAATCGAAATCGTTGTCACCGGTAAACCGGGCGATATCAACAATAGAGTCCTTTAGAAAGAACTCTATTTTCTTCGTTGTATCCTCGTCGCACCATGCCATATCCACTCTGATTTTATATTCATCAATCAGAGTTTTGATAATTTCATCCGTTGGCATTTATACACCTAGGCAGCTACTGCTGTATCTGTTACTTGAGTAACATGAATTGTAGCTGGCTTTAACTTAGTGATATCTAACACAACGAATGAGTGTTTATCTTTTGGCTTACCGTTCGCATACAATTTAGATAAGTAAACTCGGTTGTCGTCTAAGAATTGACAAGAATCATCGTATTTGATTACTCCATCTTTTGAATCCATGCCGATTCCTAAGAAGTAGTATTTACCCATGCCGACAATTGCTTTTCCTTCAGGAACTGCGATTGATTGAATTACTTTAGTTGGATAAGGTAAAACATCGTTTCTATAAGTTCCGTCTGCTCCACGAACTGTAGTTGCAGGGAATACTTTATTGAAGTAATCGTTAGGATTAACAATCATAATTACATTGCTAACTGTACGAGGCTTGTCGTTTTCAGATAATGCCAATTTAGCTAATACACTGCCATAAGTAGTTGGTTCTAAATCAGTTACTTTGATTGCAGTCTGTGCAGTATAAGTAGTTACTCCAGTTGCAACTGCTCCTGCTTTAGAAAAGTAAAAGATCATACCTAACCATCCACTATCAGATTTTAAGTTATTAACGACTGCATCTTCTAAACCACATGCCATGCATTCAGATAATACTGTACGAATATAGCTTTCCAACCATACTGGTCCTAAATCTAACATTGCTTTAGATACAGGAATAAATGCAGATAACTTCAATAAAGACATATCTAATTCTTCAAAAGAAGAGCTCATTTCTTCTTTAATTTTATCTGTTAATTTACCCCATGTAGCTTTTTGAGATGGGTTCTTATTGATTAAGTATTTGATTAATCCTTGTGTATTTTGAATATCCAACTCTGCTAACAATTCGTGGTTTGTCTGCAAATCTTCAAAAATCGCATTGATTTCAGTTTCTGGCATTACAACATCGATATTTGTGATAGCTTGTTTTGGATTATCTGAACGCATTGCAGTAGCCAATGCTTCGAAGAATTTACTTTCTACAGAAGTTAATTGGCGCACTCCGCGAGAAGCCAAAATCTCACGATCAGAAACCTGTGCTAATTCTGCTGCTTTCTGAAGCACTTGAGATTCTACATTTTCTGACAATTCAACCATTGCGTCTTTAAAAGAATCAACATTCTGGTCGCGCATTGCCTGCAACATTTTGTTTAAAATTTCTTCCTTTTTTTCTTTGATTGCTAATGACATAATTTTTCCTCCTTTTGTTCATTAAAAAAACCAACCGTTTGTTTTCTGTCCTACTGGTGGTACATTCGGTTGGTTATCTAGCTTAGCTTGTGGCTCGTTTTTCTGTAATTTCTGTTTTGGATCAACTCCGATAATTTCGTCGCATAAACCATAGTCGTAACACATTTGAGCCGTTAAATATGTTTCTTCATCCAATAACTCATCTAATGTTTCTTTCGGTAGCTTGTCTTTAGCTTTACTTAGATAAGCGATTTTTGAAGATTCCATGATTCCGTCCATCTGATCTGCAATTTTTCTGAGTTCATTTGCATTTCCTTGACAGTAAGTCCAACAGTTATGGATCATCATTTGAGATGTAGGATACATCTTAACTGTATCTCCTGCCATTGCGATTACACTGGCAATTGATGCAGCCAATCCATCAATGATGACGTTGATTGTTTTCCCTGAACCTTTTAAAACGTTGTGAATTGTGATTCCTTCAAATACAAATCCTCCGTTTGAATTGATATGCACATTGATTGTGTCAACATCCTGGTTTTCTCTTAAGAACTGAGTAATGGATTCTGCACTGATTCCACTTGTTTTTCCTGTCCACCAGTCATATTCTTCGCCAATATCGTCATACAGTTCCAAATCCGCTTCATTTTTCATTTCCGGATTAAGTTGCATTCTCATCTTCATCACTCTAATCTTTGGCATTGTCATCTCCTCCTTTCATAGATTTCAAAAGCTCGTCGATTGTCGCATAGTTCTTTGTCATGAAGTATTGCTTACTCCACTCCTCATCAAGTGGCTCTTGACCTAACGCTACACGGATATCGTCAATGCAGAAACAACCGCTAGACACTAATTTGTCAACTGCTGCGGATACATCAAATAAATCCACGTGCTTGATTAAACTTGTATTGAATCGAACAAAATATCCTTTCAGATACTTCGCTTTTGAATAAAGCTTGCGGTTCAACTCATCAGAGATGAGCTCAACCAATGGATCAATGACAAACGTAAGTAAATCATCGACCGCTTTTGATGTGTCGGCCACTTCTCCAATGGCCAACTGTTTAGAGATTCCGAAAGCCATGGCCGTCATTTCAATGACATCGTCATATAGCTTGCGAATATCTCTTGTGTCTCCTGTAGATTTAGTCTGCGGAAGAGCTTCGTAATCGTATCCACGTAACAGTGGAAGTACTGCGTTTGGTGATGAGAAGAAAGCTTTAAAATCTTCATTCAACATTTCGTTCAATGTTTCTTCAAAATCTTCTGCACCCTCTGCGAATTGGTCGATACGCAATAAGCCTTTATTGCCATGCGAAGCGTTGTAATTCGCATATGCCGTATTGATCAGCTTTCCATAGAATGTATTGATACCATCCACTAGACTTTTGATACGCACATCATTCAATTTAAAATAAAAAACTTCAGACATTCTGAAGCTCTTGTCTAAACTAAAACCATTGATCACTACGCTTTTAAACGAGTGTTCATAAAATGCGCCTGTTTCATCATAGAAGAAACTGTCGGCCACATATAATTCATCGTTGACTGGAACAATGATTGCTTGATTGTCGTTATATAAACGATTAATAAGCTTGTTCCAAAACTGCGTTGCATTTTGATTTTGGTTAGGTTGGACATTCCACCTATACCATTCATCGCTCTTTTTCTTCTTTCCGTTCTCATACGTCATGATTTCGCATTTTGATATAGCAGATGCTACACGATTCACCATCATACTAAATGCCAATTCACGAATATAATATTCAGATATCAATTCATAGCTAACTGGCTTAATGTCTGATTTAGAAGACGTATTTTTACCGATTAAGAATTTAAATATATCCCATGCCATTTACTCACCTCCTAAATCAATACACATGTACTCTTACACGCTTTCTTCTATTCCCTGGAGCAACCATATTTGAAAGCCTAGACTCTCCACACATAGCTGCTACCAATGCCATAAAAGGATCAGTTTTCCTTGTGCAGCGCTCAATCTTTCCAAACATGAAGTTGCCTGTATCGGCTTCTCCGGTTGCTGAAAGAACAGACTTTTTAGCTCGTACAAGTTTAACGTTATTCGTGGCCCACCTTAGACATGGATTATCGCCCCAATGGAAATACTGATTCGTGAAACATCTATCTATGATTGGATAGACTTTCATAATATCACTTGGCCGAACTAGAATAATGTTCTTGTTTTCGATTGAGAATCCAATCACTTCTAGATATTCACGCATCAAGGCGAAGTGATAGTTATCCAATGCGACGGCTTTTACATAATACTTTTTCTGCAAAGTTGAAATGTATTCCATGATGATTCTTGGGTCAATCTCGGGTTCATCAATGATGGATATATGTCCGTTTAACTCCCACTCGCCTAAAGGGGGTTTTAGTCGAGGAAAGTCATATGACTGTTTGCACGCCCATGCATGGTTGATATCATAACGATTATCATCGCATTTGAAGTGTGCATCCACACCAATCCAGTCATTTGTTGTCGCAAAGTCGATTCCGACAATGCATTCATAGCCTGTTAAATTGGGGATTTCTTTGTTTGTGGCTTTGATATTTTCCCAAGATGTCACTGTGATCAAAGAACTTGTCTCACGAATATTCATTCTTTTTGTCATGAAAGCCGGAAGCCTTGCAGGATTCTTTTTCCATTCGACATATTCTTTTCTGATTTCATCCATTAAAGAAGGCCGATACATCAGTGAAGGATTGGCTTTATGCCAATTCACTTCATCATCCACTTCTTCTTTAGAATCTAGGCAACACAAAAAAGGCAACATTCCATTGTCCGGAGAGTCGCCGTTCAATATGTCGTAGCAATCCTTTAAGAGCTCATCCAATGGGCCGTCTACCACATCACCATTTGTGGTAAATATGGACCTTCTTGGCTCTTCAACTTTACCTAAACCGGTCGTGAATACGTTGATGTTCTCGTAGTTTTCATAAGCATGATACTCATTGAAAATTACCACACCGCTTCGCAGGCCATCCTTTCCTTTGGCATTGTTTGTATGCCCGTGGATTACAGAATTCTGCTTTAATCCGGTCACCGATTCTTTTGTCCATTTGTAGAATTTAGAAAGCACATTCTTTTTATTTTCAAAGGCATCATATAGGTCTTTTACAGGTCGAGTAGCCTGGTCTTCGTTATTGGCACAAATATCAACATTGTACCTTGATACCGGGTTGTATGGGCTAGCAAGTGCCATTGATTCAATACTAATTACACCATCTTTTCCTGCTCCACGGCCAATCAAACATACTAGATCAGACCATCTTGGCAGTCCGTCTGCACGGTATACACATAGGTGTAATCCGAGCACGAACTCTTCCCATTCAAATAATTTAAGGCCTAAATATTTGGATAATCCAAAGTATTTTTTTGCTCTTTCTTCATATACTGTAAGCTCCTCAAATTCGAATGCTGGAAGGATGATGTTGTCTCTTAGCTTGAATTGCCATTTGCAAAAATGTTCCGGATAATCATCCATTAATTGAAAATAACTGCGTACAAAAAAAGGCAGATTACAACTCATAATCGTCGCCTGCCGTGATGTTCTCGCTTGGCTTGATTCCTAAGTAATCTAGCAGTTTTAACATCTGCTGATTTGTCTTAAGCAATAAGTCACACGATTCATTTTTCTTTGTAACTACTTTTCCTGAAGAGTTTGGGTATTCTACAATCGAACCACGTTTGTCGATGTCGTCTTGATAGATATAAACCTGTTTGGCCATGTAAATGTAATCATCAACTAAACTCTGATAATGCTGTCCCTGTAAATCTTTTTGTTTCAATTGGTCCAATAAATCTCGTTTAATTCTTTTTATGATCGTATCTCTTCCTGGTTTTGCCATGGCTGCACCTCCTCCCATTTTTTCTCATATGCGCGAAAAAAGATGAAATGTGAAGTCCCCACTACCGTTCTCCCATTATGAGAAATTAGGTCCGATTTTTTCGACCGGGGGGTATCACCATAATTCATCATTCGTTTCTTTCTTACGCTTTAGTTCTTCAATATGCTTACGGAACTTCACTTGCTTCTCAGGATGAACCTCATCATGACAAGAGTTGCATAGACTAACAAGATTCCTTGTTCCATCCTCTAACCATATCTCTAGACCAATGTCTGGTCTGTCTTCAAGATGATTGACATGATGCACCATGTCAGCTTTGCGGATACGATGATACACTTCTTTGCATCTCTGACATTCGTTGTGGTCAATGGACATGACCAATGCTCTTGTCTTCTTCCAACGATTAGAGTTGTAGAACCTATGCTTGTTGTCAGTACTGATACACTCGACTGCAAAAGCTATATCACTCTCATCCATACGTCTTTTCATTTTTGCCATGATTCCACCTCGCAAAGACAGTCAGACGTTTGCATGTTCATATAAACTTTTGTCAGCAAGGAGAGCTTCTCTGACTGCCTGTGCCAAATAAAAAAAGCACATGTGCGTGCTTTCAATGTGCAAAAGATTCGTTGCTTGGCTTTTTCGAATCTTTTACGGTACTAATATACCACGGAAAAGTGGTGGCCAATGGCTACTCTTTCACTTTTTTTGTATAATTTAACTTGAAAGTGAGGTACATAATGAATTCATCTAAACCAAAGACGGATGTTCCATCCAATTCACAAACACGTACAGGGCTTGGATCAACATCTCCGAGAAGACCGAATCCATCAACTACTAAAAAGCCAAGATAGGCTTTTTTATTTTGGTTCAGGAATAATAACAATCTTGATTTGTTTATCTACATTCACATACACTTCAACGTTATCGTTACTCTCACACTTATCCATGGCTTCGTCAAATGTCAATTTTTCCAATCCTGGAAAAGGATAGACAGAAAATTCATAAGTTTTACTTTTTTGATTCTCCCATCCCATGCATCCATGAATCAGTAAATTGTTGGTTCTCAAATCATATACATAAACAAACAAAACTTCATCTCTGTCAAATAAAATTGTCTTAACAGATTTTGGACTGAATGTTCCACCACCAAATGAACCTTTTCTTTTTTCACTGATGTAATCTGTGTATTTGTTAATAACCCATGGGAACAAAGTAAATGATAGGAACAGAGTTAATGCAAGTGTTATCGCAATGCTTAAAGCAATACTCCATTTGAGTACATCTGTCAGTAAGAAGCATAAAGCTAGATTAAACAATGAAAATAATCCAAGGACAAACACTTTGCCACTTGAATCATTTTCGTTGATGTTTATTGAGTTTAAGTTTTCAAGAATAAAATAATTAACATATCCACATCCGCCTGCAGTTACAAACGCTAAAATCATCTGTTTTAATAAATCTTCCATGCATTCAACCTGTCTTTCTATAATATATTTTTAATCATAGCATGAATATGTTTCTTTAAGCCACTGCGACTAAATCCATATTTGTCGGCCACATCATACTGTGTCATTCTAAAGAAGTATAAATCATACATGATGTTCATATCAGTGTGCCCTAATAATTCAAATGGCTTACACTCATTGATTCTTTTCTGATAATAGATAATTTCTTTTTCACATTCTTCAATCGTTCCAAGTAAAGCCAACTTGGATGTGAATGTTCTTTGATATGTTGGCATTGGAAGGTTTGACTTCATCTGCTCTTTTGATAAGTTCTCAGATTCATGACTCAATCCTAACAACTTATGATTCAATACTTCCAACTCCTGATTTAATTCAATGATTCTGTGGCAACAGTAATCTAAGGCTTTGAAATCCCCGATAAACTGCGCCACAGTCTTGGATACCTCAATCATGTTGTCCCTTTTGGATTTCAGACATACGACACCAAGGAACATCTGAAGAATACTTGCTATCAATCTTTTTATGTAGATTGAAATTAGTTTGTCTCAATCCACAGTTCTCTCGCTCAAGTTTCGAAAACTCTTGTTTGATATAGTCTAATTGTTTCTGAGCTGCTTCTCTCATGCCACCTCTTTCGTATGTCATGACATCAATCAACTCTTTCAAACAATCAAATGCATCATCTGCAATTTTATTATGCAATACTACTTGTTTCATAGCCTACCCCCACTAATACAACGAAAACAAAAAACATAAACCTTTAACAATATTTGAAACAATCCATACTGCACCACAACACATTGCTGTAAATACCCAAATATACAATATTCCAAATACAACCAATAATACTAACTGCCAATTAATTTTCATAAGAAGTTACAGGTCCACTCATCTTTTTCTTTAGATCAATGTACTTACACATGTACCAGTCTGACTTTTCCATGTCTTCTTTTCCGTTCTTGTTCATCGCTCTGTAACGATATTTCCAAACATTACACAAACAGAAGTGCGATACGATTTCAGGACCAAACACTTCCAACATCTCATCAATACATTCATACGAACCACTTTCGTAGTGTTCTGGATGATTGACTACGTCTTTTTCTTTTACCATGGATATCCTCCTTCACTGCTTGTCATTTCTCTTGGCACTTGATTTTCATTCTGCTCTTCAGACTTTTTCGGGTCTAAAAACTGCAATGAATCTACCATAACATCACACGTATAAATAGTCTCTCCATTGTTGTTCGTGAATCTTCCAGTCTGCAGTCTTCCTTCAATTCCAATCAATGAACCTTTGTTTAAATACTGCAGCATGAGATCGGCTGTCTTGTTCCAGGCAACACAACTAATAAAGTCTGCATCCGGTTGTCCTTGTCCTGTCACTCGCCTATTAACAGCTAGTGTGAACTTGCATACGCTTGTTCCATTTTGTGTTTTCCTAAGCTCAGGACTTTTGGTCAATCTGCCGACTAAAACAACTCTGTTTATCATGCTTTTTCCTCCTTTTTTTCATGTCAAATAACCTTAGAATTATTTTCCTAAAGTCAGACAACACTCAGAGCCCTAGAACAAAGGCTCTAAGCATTGTTTTTTAAACTAAAAACTTTGTGAAATTTTCAAGGCCTTATTTTCTTCTTCTAACGCTTCATTTTCTCTTAATAAATCCCATACGAATCGAGTCGCTTTTTCCCTTTTCTTTAACTTCTTTCTTGGTGGATTTACTCCGATAGAAAATGAACCTTTACTTGTTTTGGCCATGACATCAAAGATGTAGTTGTACCAATAACTCTTTTCTTCCTGCGTGTATATACTTGTCATTTCGTTTCTTCAAACCCAATGTATGAATTATCATGAAGATATTTATATGACACTAGCTCATGCTCAACCTTCTGCATTTCATCAATCAATTTCGCGTTCTCGTGTTCTAAATTTTGAACATGATCTGAAACAATCAATGAATACAATACAATAGCAGCAGAACCACCTAATATGACTCCAATAATAAATCCTATCATTCTTTATCTTTTACAACCTCACTGCACAACATATCAATAGCCTTATCTTTGCTAACACACTCATTTAGAAGCTTTTTATAAGCATCGAAATACCATTCTTCTTTTTCTCCATTGAATGTCAGTTCATAATACATTCCATCTGGAAGGCTCGTACTGATAATATACTTCCAGTTCTTCAATACTTTGCACTTCCAAACTACATATACTTCTAATTCAGAAACGTATTTATCGTAATCCTTATCAGATTTGTCTAATCCATTAATCGCATGCTGCTTAACAAGATTGATTGCGACCATGTCTTCCAAACTTGTTACTTGAATTCCTTCAAATAAATTATCTAATACATTATTTTCCATTTTCTATTACCTCACAATTTTCTAAAATGTCTTCAATCTTTAAATTGAAATCTAGATTCTTGAAATAGCCAACTTCCTGAAGATTCTTGTATATATCAAAGTCTTTTAGCTTTTTATTTTTGGCCATGTTGTTTGTTCTCAATAAATCATATTCAAATTGAGTCAGTTTATGTTCATTGTATCTTTGATGAAGCCATTCAAACTTCTTGTCTTCACACAACCTGTTACACAATTCATCACTGTCGTGTTTTTGGAAACTCTTTGAAAATATACAGTTATCACAATCGCCTCCTAAATTATTTACACAACTTTGAATTTCATTATTTCGGACCGCAAAGTTTCTGAAACCACCTAATTCAATAATCTTGTCATGATAATGTTCTAGATTACTTTCTTTGTTGACCTCTTTGATTTCACAAGAAATATACTCATAAATCTTATTGTATGCATCAACCACACCTTTTGTGTAATTATCTTCTTCATATGGAATGACTGACAATATATAATCTAATACTTGCTTCTTTTCATCAGCGTTCATCTTTGGCCACCTCACAATTATCTATGATGTCATGAATCTTTGTGAAAGGATTAATGCCATTGAAGTATCCTTTTTCTCTTAGCTTTTTCAATGATTCAACCTCATTCAATAAGCAACATTCTTTGCAGCGGTCAAATGTTTTGATTAAATCGTATTCAAATCGACTTAATTTATACTTTCTTTGATATTTCTGGTATAACCATTCGGTTCTCAATATGCTGCATGAAGTGTGGTTACCGAAAAAAAGACATTCCCTACAAGAACAACATCCGCATGGTACGACTTCTCCATTTCTTATTGCAAAGCAAAATTTTGCATCTCTTATTTCATCTTTGTAATGCTCGAAATTCGTTTCTTGGCTTTGTTCTGATTCAAGCCAACCCATTTCTTCACATTTTTTTAAAACTGCTTTTGTTACTTGAGCGTCTAATGCTGTTGTACTATGAAGAAAACTTTCTGCAATCCATGCCTTATCTTCTAACATAAATGCAATCCTATTCCATTTCTGGTTATTTATATAACTAACTACTGTTTTTTTATTAGAAGCTATAGTCGTGTCTGAAAACACGTATCCTTCATTTTCTAGCATTTTATCTGCATTCATTTAAATTCACCTCAATCAATAATTCTTCGTCCGCAGTTCGGACAATAATTAGGACGATACTCATAATGATATTTATCACCTGGAATGCACAAACAAGTGATACATATTCGCGCCTTTAGTATCTGCAATACGATCTATTTGCAATACATAATGGCGGATTAAAGGCATTAAATTTATTTAATTATTTTTTTTCTCCTTACTGTTCACGAAATTTGCGCCAAGCATTAAAAGTAAGAAGTACAATTTCAATTATTTTTGGAAGTAATACCAACCACCAAGACCATGTGATTACATTAATTAATTTCAAAATTATAAACGCAATTGTCAGTGCACTTAAAAATCCCGTTTTATTTTTCCTCCTGTCAAAAAATATTCTTTCTTTTGTTCCATGCTTCTATAGCTGCTTTTTTAGAATGATAAATGTACATACCTATAGAATCACCACGGTCCGTCATAACCGGACAATCAATTCCCAGACTACTATCATGAATTATTACATAACCTATTCCACTGTATGGTTCTTCTAAATATGACTCATCTTTAAAGTTTCCTTCATAATCTGTTAGCTGCAGTCTTGCTTCTCCACCGCAGAATGGACAAGGCTTTAATTTTGTACTGTCTGCTTCAACCTCATCATCTTGATTTTTTTCTTCTAATTCACGCAATTCTGCATAATTGATTCTTTTCTTTACCGTTACTACCTCATCATCTTGTGGCATTTCATAAACATAAGCCTTTTTTTCAACCCATGCCTCTTCCTGCAGTATATCCATCACCTTTAAAGCTTTTTCTTCTGTTGAATAAACACCCAATTCGTAATCACATCCGGCAACAACACAACACATTAAGCTCATATCTCCATCTTTTAAAATGTGTATTGAGCTAACATTTAACAATGCTTTCTTGCTCTGGCTTCTAATCCACATAACCTAGTACCCCTCTTTCAATCTTTGATAGTTGATTTTATTCTTGTCTCCATAAGCTTCATAAACCTGTTCAACTGTAAAACCCAGGTGCTCTGTAATTGCAATTAGCTTATGTATTTTATTGAATGGATAATCAACTAAATCACAAAGATAATCTACGTATTTGCTCTCCCCTGTCTTTAGTGATTCTTGACATTTTGCAACATCTCTTGCCATGCAACGATTAGAGCCTAAACCATCTATACCCCATTCAAAATGATTGCAATAACTTAATACGAAGTGATATACATCAACTAGCTCGCCTAATACTTTTCCTCTGTCCACTGGCTCTTGAGTCTTCTTCCACCAACACCAGTTGGCTTTTAACTCATGGTTCAATTCACCAACCTCGTCCAGGATTGCTAATTTCAACTTTTCTCCATCAATCTCAGTCAGCCCATATGCTCCCATGATTGATTTATCCAATCCATCTTGTTTTCTTAACATTTCCCTGATTAATTCAACATCATTTTCTGTCATTCCTCTTTCTCCTTATTGATATATGATAATCGCACTTCTATGAGCTTCATAAATTCTTTGTGAATCAGTTCTATTGGAAAGCCAAATAGCTCAGATAGTTGAACTAATCTTCGTAATTTTGCTCTTGGATCATATTGGATAATTTGCAATGCAAATTCAAAAAAAGTATCTGTACACTGTCGATTCATCGAATCCATATCAAGATATTTTTCCAACATCCAATCACGTATATCTTCAGTCCTTCTTCCTTCTGCACTTCTTAAAACTATTGCCCATAAATCTAAAAAATAATCTAACACGAAGCTGTCTACTATTACGTATATTGGACTATCTATAAATGCTTGCCCTTCTTTAGTCGTGTATTCTTCGTTGATTATTAATCCAAACAGCCTCATCAATGACATATTGTTTTTCAATTGAGTAGGCCGTTTGTGACCATTTTTTATAAAAAATGTTTCGTCCAATTCTTTTTGAGCATCTGCCATTTCTTGAATGTATTTAAAATCAAAATCTTCCATGTGCTTTTCCCCTTACCCACAGTCCTGTGTATTTATTTTTAAAAGAATCGCGATAATCCGATACGATTCTAATTGCACTGTAGTATCCGTCCGCAAACCCTCTTTGATACGTGTATTCTAATTCGAAATCTCTAATGCCTTTTGCTTTTGCATTTCGCTTAATTTCCTTATCAAAGTCATCCATTAGTAAACCAATTACTTCTTCAGGAGTAGCTTGACATCCAAAGGCTCCGTCTACATCTTCTAATTCCTGCGTGTAGAATGGTTCTTGCTCACCATCTTTAAAAAAACTGATTCTTCTATTCGTTATTTTGCTGCGTGATTTATTTGGGTCCATGTTATTTCTCAACCTCCATCCACATATGATCATCAATCTTGTTGTATTTTCTTAACAATCTTAATCTGTATTTCGCATACTTTTTATCGGTAGTATGTCTGCAATTATGTTTTTCGTCCGGATGCATTCTGCTTTCACAGTAATCGCAACGTTTCCCGTTACATAAATATCCAATTGTTCTATTCTTCATGCAAACCTCTACTTTTTGAAAATATTGTGTTTGACCGATGCAATGAACTCATAAACAAATAAGAATAACTCACAAATAAATTCGAAGATAAAAAAAGCTGGCCACAAAATCGCAATCAATAAGGCAAACCTTTCTGTTTCTGGATGAACCTTGTGTGCAGCCGTATATACCATTACTCCGATTCCAAAATAACATAATCCTAAAATAACTTTAAAAATCATAATCTTTCTCCTCCTCTAATTTATGCAACATCTTGTTGATGTCTTCTTCTGTAAAATATCCGCTTGGTTCTGCTAGAAAATAGGTTTCGTAATCATCGAACCCAACTAAAGCAGCTTCGAACGGACGTTCCATATTTCCATATGTGACTATCCTTCCATTGATCAAGTGACAAACAACACTCAATCCTTTGTCTCCGAACCTAAATAGCCATCTGTTAAATTCTTGTGTTGTTGGACTATCCAAACCATCAACATCATGTGTTTCTAATACAGGTTCGAAATCTGTACGCAATTCAATCTTCATACTGTTCTCCTATCTGTACTTCATGTTTTCCAACATAGTCTTTTTAGCTTTGTTCGTTGTTCTTGTGTAAAGAGATGTTGTCTGAATTGAATTGTGGCCAAGAATGTCCATCAACTCAGTCAATTGTCCTCCTGCATCTAGAAAGTTAATTGCGAACATATGCCTAAATGCATGCGGATGAATCTTAGATTTCTTGATTCCTCGGCATTTGCCTGCAATCTTTTTCAACCTGGAATAAATCTGTTTATACGTGAGATTGAAAATCATTCCTTCTGTAATCTTCTCTGACCGACAATATCGCAATATCTCACGCTTTAGATCATCCCTTAAAATCACATCTCTAATCTTTCCTTTGTTCTTGATTGTGATGTAATTTTCTTTAACATTCTTAACTGTGAAATACTTCAGTTCAGATACTCGTATTCCTGTATACGCAAATATCTTCATAATCAGATACATATCCATCTGGCCACATTGTTTGGCCATGCGACACATTCTTTTAAATTCCGAAGGCTCAATCACTTCATCCAGTGATGCGACTTGCTGAATTTTTATATTTTTCACAGTCATTTTGGAATAATACGTTCTCACATTTCTGTCTGGATCAACGCCTTGCTCCACCAATTCGCAATATTTAATAAAGCGATTCACAATCGCAATATAATTCTTGACTGTGGCCGGAGCATACGATTCTTCCAACATCCTTTTGAAGTCAATGACATCCAATTTACAAATATCATCGACTTCAAATGAATTTACGAACAAATCTACAACCTGTCGGTAATGAGTCAACGTGTTCTTTGCCTTCTCATTCTCTGTTTCAAATGCGATAAAGTCATCGACTCTATCAATCAGAAACTGTTTGTTCATTCATTAGCCTTGAAGGTAAATCCTAGTTGTTCTTGTTGCTTCATCATTAACAACCTCCAATACATCTTTTTTTCCAAAGTAACTCTTTGCCTTGGCCAAAGATGAAAAGCTATGAATTCCATTGACCGGTAGCATGATATCCTGGTATTCATTCACGACCACGATATCTACTGGTCTAAAATATGTACTTCTCATTTGTCTTAAAATCATGATATTAACTCCTTATCTAACTTAAACTTGTTTGCCCATTCACGAACAAAGCTGAATGCATCATCTGGAGGTACTGCGTTATGATCCGCTCTAAATTGTCGAATCACATTCTTTTTTAGTTCCAATGTATACAATGGAACATCCGGTTTATCGCTTAATCGAACAAACATAATCTCTGTGCTGCCATTCGATACATGGCTTGCATAAGTCCTGACACAATGATTCAATGCTTCAGACTCCTGCTTCAATTCTTTGTTGCTTTTAACGGGGCGAATCAAATACTTGTCATTTGAATAGCTCAACTCAACATGCTTTTCATAATTCTCAAGAATGCCTTTTTCAAATCTTGCATCATTCATATCTCGCAAAGCTTTATAAGCTGCATCGTGTGCTTCTAGTAAATTTGATGGTGTTAGAACTCTGTAAGATTTCATGTCTGCTCCGATTGATTCAGAAAATCTTAAATAATCATCGTAGATAGTTAAATTACGATATTCGAGTTGACTACAGTATTCCAAAACTCTTGGACACATATACTTACGTATATACTTAGAGTTGGCTCTTCTTATTTCGAAAAGCTCCTGTTCGTTTGCCCATGGAAATCTTCTGCACAACATAAGTTGTGTGTAATCCATCTTTGGAAGAAGTGGAACAAACTTACGGTCAATCTTGAATATCTTATCCAGGCTCTTTTGACTTAGATCAAGAACTCGAAGGCTTGTAATGAAATGACTCAAGTTTGCTTTTACGAGATATTCAATCTTCGGCTCTTTTCGGTATGCACAAACATATTCGAAAAAGTCTAGTCCTGAATGATTCAATTCAGACTGATACTGGCAATACGGAATATTCAATAGCGTGATCCAGTCTTCGACTGAATACATCTTAATTGGATAAAAATTCCATTTGTTATCCCAAATCCAAAATTCCAATGGACTGTCAAAGTCAACACGTTTTCCAAACATTCCACTATAGATGTTTCCTAGCAGAAAATTTTTTTCACCTTCCAAATATCTAGCTACTTCTTGAATCTTCAGCTCTACTGAATTGTTTGAATTTTTGAATAATTGAAAGCCAAATACTCGCTTTAATAGCTTTCCGTAATACATTTCCAGTGTTTCGACAAAATAACTTCGGCTTAAAGCCTCTTTTGAGAGCTTGTAATCCATCTTTGAAAAAATAAACGCTTCGATTCCTTTTGGCCATGAAAGTTTTTTAGTTCTCAATTTCTCTAAAACAACGCTTCCTGCTGCCATTCAGATTCTTCTTTCTTAGGTTTTTTCTTTTTCTCGACACTCTTTTTCACAATATCTTTTGCATACTGTAAAGTCATTCGCTCAGGCTGTTCTGCATTGTCACAAACCTCTTCTTCATCGTAGTAATGTACGGCCCAACCAAACACTTCTGTGTCACTGATAACCGCACATCCGTTGACTGCTTTTTTCTTGGCCTGGTTTCTGATATAACTAAACATTTTGTCGATTGACTTGTTTGGATTATTTAACTTTTCCTGCATGTCTTCACGGCCTAACAGATACTCACAAATAAGTTTTAAATTTTTATCATTTACGTTCTTACATTCATCCTCAAATTTAGACATACGAACCTCCTAATAAGTTCGAACCGGAACCAATACACTCATCAATTTTGTTCCTTCATCTGAACCACGAATAATCAACACTTCCTTTTCTCCTGGAGTCTTAATCAGAACTTTTTCTGAATCAGTAGAATCCAGTGCATCACGCAAATATTTTCCATTCAGGTTAAATTCAATTGGATCAGACATCAGTTGAACACTTTCAAGTTCTTCGTAAGTCTCACCAATCTCTGAAGACTTAGAGTCGATATGCGATTCATCACTGTTGAATGACAAATGAATAACCTGCTTGCCATCGTCCGATTTGATAAAGTCACAACGCTTGACGGCTTCCAATAACTCTCCTTTGTCAACTTCCACGCAGTAAGGACAAGTCTGTGGAATGATTCTGCCAACGTCTGGATACACCCCAATCAACAATTGAGACTGGTATGTCATGTAATCCGATACGAACTGAATTTTCTTGTCGTCATAATAAACGGCGACATCATCCTTGAATGTCTTCAAAAACTCAACACATGCCTGCCTAGGAATCGTAATCTTAGCGTCTTTGCAGTCCATGTCGATAAATGCGTATTGATTCACTCGATATGAATCTGAGCCAATGATCGTAACCTGGCCATTATCTACACGCAAATGAACTCCATTCAGTACAGGACGATTGTTATCGCCGTTTGCGACACAGATAAGAACTCTTTCAAATGCTGCACGCAATGACTCAGTCGGACAGAACAGTTTATTAACTGGTCTTTCTAAATCGATTGCAGGATATTCTGAAACATCCGTACAAGTCAGTTTGAACTTTGCCTTGCCACTCTTGATATGCATCAAGTTATCAACACACTCAATGTCTACAAATTCACCATTCACCTTACGAATGATTTCGCTAAAATATTTTGAATCAACTAGACACATCCCGATTCTTTCGATTCCAAGTTCAACCGGCAGAGTCTGTTGGATGGATGCCGTTCCGTTTGATCCAGTAATCACAACCGAATTTTCTTCGGCCACAATTTTTAGATTTGCTAATGCAGGCAAAACAGATAGTTTATCAATTACTTTCGAAACGTTATTAACTACACTTAACAACGCTTTAGTTTCTACTCTGAATTTCATTTTATATTTTTCCTTTCGTGATAAAATTGTTTTAAAGGAGGTGCGTTATGTTTGCTATAATGGAGAAAGAACCAACTCTTTTTGTGGCTGTATGTGCTATATTTGTCCCTGTCATAATTACGGCAATCCAATGCTTTGCGGATTGGGCTATTAAAAGATGTCAATCCAAGAAAGATTATGAATACAAAATCAAGCGTGAACAGCGCGAAATTTATACTTCATATTTGCGATATGCTGGACAATTTTTGTTGCATCCGTCTGCCGAAAATGAGTCAACTTATGGTGAAGCATATTTTCAAATTCTAGCCATTGCCACGAAAGAACTTCGCGACAAAATCATTGAATGTAATGACTTGATCAGAGATAAAAAATTTAAAGGCGCCACAAAATCTCTTGAAGAAATTATCCCTACCATACATGACATATTAAACAGATTATATTAAACAAAGAATATATAGCTAAAATCGAGAAAACGTAAAATTCATAAAATTCATCGTCTTCCTTTTTTAGCTTTTTTTGCATGTCTTTGCATAGAAATGCAACTGCGGTTATAACAATCTGACCAATCACAATATCGAATATGTTAACTTCTTCCATCTAGCTTCCTCCTTACTTGCTTAAATACAAAACATCAATCTAATGAATGCATATGCGTTTGATACAGAAAATAACAACCAACACGATAGAGCCATTATTCTGTAGTTCTTATATGTTCCTTCATCAGGTTCAAATTTAAATAAATACAATGCGAACAATGTGGATATAGCTTCTGCTATTAAAAGCTGTGCCATTAATGCATCACGCATACATTCCTCATTACTCGTTCAAATACTCATCGAACTTTGGCCCGAACAGAATACTTGGCTTAAGATACGACTCCATGATTGGATCAGACTTCCATGCATCGCATTTCTTTTCGATTACACGCTTGAAGTCTTCCAAGCTATATCCATCATTCAATCTGTCCTGAATCAGCTTTCTAGTTAGCTTTGTATCAGGACTGAATTTCTTATCCGTTTCAATGTTAAGAATTTCGACAACAGTGTTAATGATTTGATTAATTTTTAGTTCTTCGTCAGAAGAACAATATAAATTATTATTCTTTATATTCTTATCATTCTTTTCATTCTTGTTTGTTGTTGTTCGTTTGTTGTCCGTTTGTTGTCCGTTTGTTTTTTGCATGTTATCCGTTTGTTGTTCGTTTGTTGTTTGCTTGTTGTCTGCGTTATTAAAACACTGATAATCATCGTATTTTGTAACGATTATGAGCGTGTTTTGGTTTGTTGAGATTTTCTTAATCTCACCTGTTTTCTGCAAATTTTTTAAAGCTCTTTTTATTTGCTCGACGCTCAATTTTGTTTCAGTGCTTAAACTCGCAAAACTAGTAATGCACGAACCCCTTTCTATTTTTTTACCTTGCCAGTTGCGATCGGCGTGATTCACTTTTAAAAGCAAGTGTATAAATAGCCGACAAGTGGGAATGTCGTCGTACCATTCCCAATCGACAATCTGCCTAAATAACTTAATGTAGCCACCATATACTTCCATTCCGTCACCCCCTTAGGTGTGGATTTAATGGAAACAGTGCCTATTTTCCGCACTGTCTTTTTCTTTGTACTCCTTTAGATACTTTTGCAGCTCCCTTCCAAAAGCTTTTGTACATTCCGATAAGCATTCGGTAATTTCATCTGAATCCATATCCTCAAAAAATCTAAAGAAAGTAGCTCCAGCTTTTGCTTCACTAGCAATAATTGGCCCATCCACTGTAATGAACACTTTCAATTCATAAGCAGGGCCAAAACTACTCGCAAATTCATTGAATTTTTCCAAGAATTCTTTTTTTTCTTGATTTGTTTTTGCATTCTGAGACTCCTTCTGGAACTGCTTAATTCCTTCATGTATCTCATCAATTTTTTTGCTTTCTTCGATAACATCATCTTTATCTCTATCAACATGTACTGTTTCCATCTTATTTTTCTCCTTGCTGAATCTCGAACTCTGCAACCTAGATACTGCAATCTGCTGATTTTTGAGTTTATTGTTTTAGGAAGTTTGACCAATTATTGTGATTATGGGTTACATTTTTTTTGACGTGCTTGCAAAACTGAGTAGTGTAATAAAATCTATAAAAGAGAAATAGTAATGAATTCTTCAATCTACAAAGAAAAACATTTAAGCAGACCACGTCGCTTGGCAATATCCAGGTTGCAAAGCTCGAGAGTTT